GTTCTAAGAAGAAATCTTTCCCTGATGCAGTTAAGCATGCAAGTAATAAAAATCAACGATGAAACCCAAACGGGTACTCCAACGCGTGTTGGATGTAACCCTAAATACAATCTGGACAGTCTCTCAAAGAAAAAGAGAGACGTCTCTGAGCCTGGTAACAGGACACAGAAAAGTCCAACGGTAAGGAATCGTGGAGCAGGGGTGGGATCGCGTCAAAAGCGGATCAACCAATTAAGGTTGAGCCGGAAAGGGCGCGGGTCACATCTCGCTACTGCATTTAAGTTCTTTACCATTGCCGATCACATTCTCCGCAAGGCGGGGAAATATGACAGATTAAATAATGGGATGAATCGCAAGAAGAATGGTGCGGGCGGCACAGAACACAGCTACAAGAGCTGGTCTGCACGAGACCTGCAGATTCCGTCAAGGGAAACGGCCAGGGGGTGGAGACGAGGAACGAAATTTAATTCGAACCTCCGTCTTGTCCGGAAAAACTGGAGTGCGATTAGGCTCTTTTTGGAGCTTCGCTTTGGACGCATGGATGTGGGAGAGAGGAGTATGAGTCTAGGAACGCGTAATTGCTCACGCGTAAGACAGATGTTCTCCGTCATCAAATTGATGGTGGTGGCGAACGATTTCGCAGCAACTGTTAGGCTACTGAGTCATCGGACGCGACTTATTTCTCTACACAACTACACTAAACACCGACGATTCGGTGATCCAGTTTGTCCCGTGCGCACTCGAAGAGGTGAGAGGCTAACCAGCAAGCTGGCGCTACACATTGCGAGTACCCTCGGTCGAGGGTTGCAGGGGATCCGGGTCAGCCAGGCTGACTTAGACAAGAAAGAGGACGAGGCGATAAGCAGACTCACGACATCGGACGCAAACCTAACTCCCGCATTGGAAAAGGATCTTGCGATCTTCATAAGGGACATAACACAAAATGTGGAACTGAGCCTAGAGGATCGGAAGCTACCCTTTCCTAGCGAGAAAGGCTGCGTCCAGGCAGCTTCTAACCAGGGAGGGGCAACGCACGTCTTGCGTAACCCCAGGTTTCGAAAGCTGAGAGGTCGTGATGACCTGATTGAACGAGCGGCTGAGTCCGTAGCTGCGCAAATGTGCGTAGGGATGGAAAAGCCGATCGTCGGGGGGTGGGCGTCAGTTAAGACGCTTCGGCCCGGGGCAATCAGGGGTCACAGGAAACTCATCCGTATGGCGGACAGGTTGAAGCACCGGTGTATGCGGGCAATCATTGAAGCAGAGGATCAGAAAGATCATGCGACATATAGGCGTGTCTTCTCGTATCGAAGCCGTAGATCAGAAAGATCACGTGACTTCTTCAAGCGAAAGTACTTCGTAGCAGATGGTCGTATCAAGTCAGGTACCCAAAAGGGTCCCATTCTCGATTATACCAGCTACATGAAGTCGACAAAGGGCATAAAGCCCCACCACACGATCAGGAGTCTCATCGTCGAGCTAGTTGAGATGGGCATGGAGAAAGCTCGTCCGTTTTACAGGGCGAAACATTCATATGACCGTCAACCAGATCTCAGAGAGAGCTTCCATTACGCGATGATTGATGCAACAGCGGACGTCCGCGTGCTACCAATTGCAACTCCCCAAGGGAAAGTGCGCATGGCAACAACACATGATAGCTCCATGGTCTGGGTTACTCGTTGCCTCACCTCTGTGCTCATGCCCGTTTTAAAGCGGGTTGGGTTCACGAAGGCAATGCTAAAGAACAAGACCGTAAAGCTCAAGAATGTGCGGGACGACAACTGCAAGTTATACAGCGGTGACTTCTCGAAGTCGACCGATCCAATTACAAATAGAACATCACGCTTTGTGCTCACTGAAATAGCGAAGCACATCGACGTACCCGAGTGGTACGCCGACGCCGTTGCGAAGACGTGTGTTCCCATGCGAATATTCAAGTCAGCTAACAAAGCCTGTCAAGATGGAACAGAGCACCATAAGCGCACCACATGTGGGGCGTTCATGGGGCTAGGCCATGGATGGATTGTACTGAGCATTCTGAATGCATGGTGTGCACGCAGAGCTGGAGCCCCCGGCGGGAGCTTCAACATATGCGGCGACGATATTATTGGACTATGGGATAAGAGAACCTGTGATAGATTTGAGGATTGTGTCGATGAGATCGGGTTGAAAATGAATAAGTCAAAGTCGTTCAGAGCACCAAGTGGTGTCTTTTGCGAGCGATTAGTGACTACATCACGGTCTAGGCGATCAGCATCGGGCAAGCCATGTCTGCGAATAGCTGAGGCGTGCGGTGTGAATTC